GCCGAGTTCAAGGGTTTTGATCATGGGCTCGTCCTCACCGGACACCTGTCGCGATCGATCGCTGACGAAGTCACCATGGCGGGGACCGACTGATGGAATACTGGCGTCCTGTGGTCGGTTTCGAAGGACAATATGAAGTGAGCAGCGCTGGCCACGTACGTCGCTGTGCTCGCGTGCGCGAGCGTAGCGATGGCACGACTTATACCGTACGCGAACAAGAATTGCGCCAGGTTGCCTACGGCCACAAGCGTAACTATTTGGGTGTTGGTTTCAAAGTGGCGCCGCGTGTCAACCGTGTGCAATTAGTGCACCGTCTAGTCGCAGACGCGTTCTTGCCTAATCCGGAAAGTCTGCCGGCCGTTAATCACAAAAATCTCGATAAGCTTGATAACCGCGTGGAAAACCTTGAATGGTGCACGTATGCGGCCAATCAACAGCACGCCGCAGATCGCGGTCGTTATCATGGACGTACCAACCCGAACGCGCGGCGTAAACTCGAACCCATGCAAGTCGATTCGATATTGAATCGATTGGCAAAAGGCGAAACGCATCGTACGCTGGCTGCAGCTTTTGGCGTGTCGATGTCAATGATTCAGTGCATCAAACAGCGTCGTTCGTGGCAAATGCCGGGAGCGGTTTGTGGGCTATAATCTCGACATGCACGATATCGTGCGAGGCGCCATCACGCAGGTGAACGACGACCAGCCGGCAACGATCTACAGCTCGACGGGCGTCACCAACACGCAGGGCATCTTGACGCCCACCTACGCCACGGCCACGGCCATGGTGCAGGTGCAGGCGAAAGACCATAGCGGATTGGTACACGATCGCGCGTTGAACTATTCGACCAGCTTCACCACGGTGTACGCCTACGGCAATCTGTCCGATCTGGACCGCCCCAGCGGCAAGGGCAACGACCTCTTGAACATCAACGGTAAATGGTGGTCTATCACGCAGGTGAACGAGTGGTGGCCGACGTGGTGCAGCGTAGAGATCACGCAGCAGGTGGACGCCGCTACGCTCGCGCAGCTACTGGCGTTGATCGCCAATGGCGCGGTGCCGCCGCCATGAGCACGACCGTCACCCTCACGCCGACCGAAGACATCGTGTTCAACGCAGTGTGGAATTGGCTCGCACAGCTGCTGGATACCGGCAGCCAGCAGAACCTGTTCAAAAGCCATCCGAACATGACGGCGACACCGCTAGGCACCTACGCCGTGGTGCAGCCGGGCGTGGCGTTGCGCCAGAACCAGGGTGTTCGCACTTACGACCCGGTGACGCTCAAACAGAACGTGGAACGCTCCACCACCTACTACTACCAGGTGGACTGCTACGGCACGTCGGCACCGGATTGGGCCAACACATTCACCATCGCCTGGCGCTCGCTGTGGGGTTGCGACAATAGCCCCAAGCCGGGCATCTTCGTGCCGCTCTATGCGGACGAGCCGGTGCAGCTGAACTTCGACAACGGCGAGCAGAATTACGAACAGCGCTTCATGACGAAGCTCTATGCCCAGGTCAACCAGATCGTCGGCTTGCCACAGGATTTCTTTACCCAGGTGCCGCCCGTGCAGTTGATCGTGGCGGACAACTTGCCACCCTGATTTTGCTATAGAATTCCCTCGCGTTGTTCCACGTGGAACATGAGGCGCCTCGACCCTTTAGGAGCAAACCCCCGTGACTATCCCCATGTCCAAAAAAGTGCAGGTGCTGCCGGGTGTTGTGCCGGGCGGTGGCGCTGTCTCCAGCCAGAACGGTCTGGTGGTGACTCAAGATCCGTCGGTGCCGCCCGGCCAGGTGCTTGACCTGACCAGCGCCATCGCCGTATCCAACTGGTTCGGCCCGGGTTCGCCCGAAGCCACGCTAGCCAACAACTACTTCCCGGGCATCGTCAACGGCGGCCAGCTGCCGTTCGACTTGAAGTTCATCGGCTATGCCACGGCGGCCGCGCCGGCGGGCGTCTACGGCGCGTCCGTGGCAAGCCTGACCCTCTCGGCCTTGCAGTCCCTGTCGGGCACCCTGATCGTGACCACGGCGGCGCTGCACACGTCTTCGAACATCAGTCTCGCATCGGCTACCAGCTTCGCCAATGCCGCGACGCTGATGCAGGCGGCCTTCACCGGCGCGGACTTCACCATTACCTACGACGCGCAGCGCCAGCGCTTCCTGCTGACCACGACGGCTACCGGCCCGACTGCCACCTGCTCGCCCATCACCGGCACGCTGGCGGCGTCTGTCGGCCTGGCCGCGAGTGTGGGCGCCTTCAACCAGGCGACCGGCGTGGCGGCCGATACGCCCGCGTCGGTGATGAACCGCGCGGTCAGCTTTACCACGAATTGGATGACCTTCACCACGTCCTACGCGGCCGTGATCGCCGATCGCCTGGCTTACGCGGCCTGGAACAGCGGCCAGAACTTCCAGTACGCCTACATCGCCTGGGATTCCGAAGCGGCGTCGATCGTGCCGAACAACCCGGCGTCGTTCGGCGCCCAGGTGTTCGCACAGCCTTACCAGGGCACCGCTCCGCTGTACGGTACCGTGGCAACGGCCGGCGCGGCGATGGGCTGGGCCGCTTCGATCAACTTCAGCGTGCAGAATGGTCGCACGGACTTCGACTCGCGTCAGTTCGTAGCGGGCACGCCGGCCACGGTGACCGATAGCGGCACAGCCGCGGCGCTGGACTCCAACTCCTACAGCTACATCGGCGCGTTTGCCAATGCCGCGAACAACTACACGATCGCGGTGAATGGCTACCTGTCGGGTTCGTTCCTGTGGCTGGACACCTATGTCGATCAGATTTATCTGAACCGGCAGATCCAGTTGGCGCTGTTCACTGCTCTGATGGCCTACAACTCGATCCCGTACAACCAGGACGGCTACACAGAGCTGTACCGCGCGGTAGCCGATGTGGCGCAGCAGGGCGTCACATCGGGCATCATCCGCGAAGGCGTGACGCTGTCGCAGAGCCAGGTCGCCCAGGTCAACACGCAGGCCGGCCGCGCCATCGCGCCGACCCTGCAGACTCAGGGCTGGTACTGCCTTATCGGCGATCCGGCCAATGTCGCGCAGGCGCGCCAGAACCGCACTAGCCCGACGTGCAAATTCTGGTATACCGATGGCGGCTCGATCCAGCAGATCACCATCAACTCCACCGCTGTTATCTAAGGAATCGCGCCGGATGACAAGGACATCATCGGCTCAAATTTATGTCCCTTGCTTCGGTTGAGCGCGGCGGGGATTACGCGGAGATTCGTTTCGACATGCAGGCCGCACACGTTCTTGCCTTGCAAGGGAATCACGTGGTCAACCTCGTGGCGCTCGCCTGTTTCTTTGGTTTGGCGTTCAGCCTGTTGGTAGATGGCCAAAATGGCAACGGGGTCAGCCCATGGCGGCGTAGCACGGGCGACGTGCGCTTGGCGCTTGCGAGTCTTTACAACAAGACGCGCCTTGTTCTCAGTGCGCCAAGCCTTACCGCGGGCACGGGCGGCTTCGCGCACTTCCGGACGCTGCTCGTAGGCGGTGTCATAGGCTCGCGCCGCCTTGCTATTACGCCAACCCGTTTCGGAGTTAAGCCACTTGTCACGGTTGGCGGCGTAGTAGGCCGCACCGTAAGCACGACTAGCCTCACGATTGGCGGCGTAGTAGGCCTTTCGCGAGGCGCGTTTTTTGGATGCGGGGACGTGATAGCGCTCATGGTCCAGTACGCGCTGGCAGTCGTAGCAAACCTTTCGCGGGCCACTGCGCCGATTCGTTGCTGGGCCCCAGTGACGTGTCGGAAAAGCTTCAGCCGCTTTCGCCAAATTGCAGCGCTTGCACACCTGACCCATAATAAACCGTTCCAATCCTCGCCTGTCGTGCGGTTAATGTACCCGCCACGCGGCCAAATCACAACCTTGACAGGAGAGTAAAATTATGGCTGGCAGCTTGACAGTGGCCAACAGTGTGTTGGCGATGACGACCGAGGCGCTTTTCCCGCAGGCCCAGCGCCTGCAGGGCTATGGCGCCGATGATGCGTTCGATTTCGAGAACGTGGAAAACGGCGAATACAGCATGGGCATCGACGGTACGCTGTCGGCAGGTTTCGTGTTCAACGAAATCCCGCTGGGCATCACGCTGCAGGCCGACAGCCCGTCACTCACGCTGTTCGAACAGATCTACCAATACGAAGTGTCGAACCGCACCAAGCTGAGCCAGGCGCTGACGATCACGCTTCCCGCGGTGAGCAAGCGCTACGATCTCAAGGGCGGTTTCATGCGCCGGTACAAGGCACCGAGCGGCAAGAAGATCCTTCAGCCGGGTGTGGTGGAGTTCGTCTTTGCTCGCTTAACGGTGAGTTCGCTGTGACGCCTACGGCCGCCGGTGTGATGTTCATGCACGGCGGCCGTGTGCTGTGGCTCAAGCGCCGGCCATCGGCCGTGCAAGGTGGCCGCTGGGGCTTCCCCGGCGGCACCATCGAGCCGGGCGAGTCGCCCGAGGTGGCGGCCCGGCGCGAGACCCGTGAGGAAACCGGCCTGCGCTATACCGGCCCGTTGACGCCGTTGTTCACGACGCGAGACGGTTTCCAGTGCTTCGGCGCTGCGCTGCACGAGCCGTTCGTCCCGACACTCAACGACGAGCACACGGCCTCGCGCTGGGCCGCCTTCGACGACCTGCCCGACCCTGTCATACCTTCCACCCTCACGGAGCTGACCCGTATGCCCCTCATCGAAGGCAAGAGCGACAAGGCGCGCTCCGAAAACATCGCCACCGAGATCAAGGCCGGCAAAGACCCCAAGCAGGCCGCCGCCATCGCCTACAGCGTGCAGCGCAAAGCCGAGGACGGCTACGACGCGCAGGCCGCGCTCATGGCCCTCGCAGGCATTGCGGACGGCTGCCTGGCGATGGACCGCAAGCGCAAGTAGGGCGTAGACTACCGGCGCGCCCGCGCCACCCTACGCAAGGCAGCAACCCATGAGTCTGACTTACATCAACGTGCCGCTCGCCAACGGCGTGACGGTCGTGCCCCTCAATTCCGGTGCCATCGGCCAATTCGAAATCACCTTGAACGACTCAGCAGGCGTGCCGTCCGCCGGCACGCTCAAGGTGGAAGGCCTCAATTGGTCCGGCAACTACGATGTCATCGAAGGCGGCACGGCGATCAACTTGCCGACCGCGCTTGCCGGCGGCGCGGTCATCACCCTATCCGACTTCGGGCACTTCCAGGCCCTGCGCCTGACGCTCACGGGCGTCGTCGGTGGCGCGGGCCAACTCTACGGCGGGGTCAACGTCCTGGCCGCTGCCGTGCCCGATTACGTGACCACCGGCGGCCGCGCCATCAATGTGCAGAGCTACACCGAATCGAACACCAAATTCGGCACGCAGTTCTATTTCCAGACGACGCAGGCGAGCCTAGCCGGCGGCGCGACTTACAACATCACGTTCACCGTTGGTGCCAAGCCGGTGCTGGTGAAAGACCGTAGCCTGTACACCAATGGCTTGAACGTATCGGTGCAGCTCTTCCGCAACAGCTCGGGTATCTCGGGCGGCACGGCCATTCCGGTGCAGAACTACAACGACATCAACCCGGTGGCCACCACCGTGAACGTGCTCGGCGGCGCGACGGTCAGCACGCCGGGCACCGCCTGGGGCAGTCCCGTGCACGTGTGGAATGCCAGCGCCAACGGACAGGGCCAGCGCGCGGGCTCTCAGTTGGCTCCGCAAGGCGATCGCGTCTTGCTGCCAGGTCGCTCGTACACGATCCAGATCGTGAACAACGACACCAATGCGGCGCCGTTCGATTACTTCCTGACCTGGTTCGAAGGCACACCGGACTTGCCGCGTCAGTAAAGACGAAGGGCGCCCGAGAGCGCCCTTCAACTGCTGCGGTGTTAGGTCTGTGCGGCCGCGACCTGATCTTCAGTCCTTGCTGGCCGACGGCGTACCGAGCAGCGCCATCGCGGCACGGTGCAGGCTGACCTGCTCGGGCGTGTGGCCGGCGATGTTCGACGGCACACCGGCCAGGGCCAGCGTCTCGTTGTAGGCCGGGAAGCCGTGCTTCTCGATAAACGCGCGGCCCTCGTTGAGGTGGGCCAGCTTGTCGGTGCCGTCGTACAGGTTGGCCATCGCCGCGATCTGGGCTTTGCGGTCATCCGCAGCCGTCGGCACGGGATCGGCCGGTGCGGTGGTCGTGGCGCCCGCCTCGGCGGTCACGGCGAACGGATCAGCACCTGCGGATGACGGCCGATCACCGTCCGAGCCATTTCCCTCCGCGACGGCCGCCTTCTCGGCTTCGATCTCGGCCTTGGTGCGGCGCTTGCGACGCGCCGGGGTCCGCTGCACCTCGGGGTCGGGCTCGTCGCCCTCGTCGGACTGGACGATGGGCAAGGGCGGCACGCGCGGATCGTCCTGGTTGTCGCCGCCGACGCAACGCGCGTTCGGTTCCAACTTTTCGCCGCTGATAACGCGCTCGCTTTCGCGTGCGTACACGTAGCCGTACTCTTCGAGCTTGCTGCGGTGGATGTAACCCGCCATGAACACGAAGTCTTCCAGCTCGTGCAGACTCTCGAATTTCAAAAGCATCATCTTCTCCTGTGGTGGAAAGGTCAGGCGCGCGCGGCGCGCCGGATGGACTGCAGGTTACGCATGCGCACCAGCCGCGCACGCGCCGCGGTCTCGTCCTTGGTGATCGCCGCCTGCAGCTTGGCGACGCGTTCGAGGCCCATTTCGTTGGTGTTGCGCACGGTGTAGATGGCCCGACTGGACGTGCCCAGGATGGTCGCCGCACGCTCGATGCCGATGGCGTCCGTGAGGTCCGTGACCGAGAACAAGTCCAGCGGCAGGGTGTAGAAGTCCTCGGGCTTGCGCTCGACAACAACGGGTTTCTTGGCCATGGTCAGGCTTTCCAGATGTAAATGTGGGCGCAGTGTAACGAACAACTTTGGCGCACGTCAAGGCGCATCAGTCGTTCACCTGGTAGGCCACCACGTCCAGCGCGCTGCCGGTGTGCAGCCAGCTCACGCTACCGGCAGGCATGTCGTGCACGACCTTTCCGCTGCGCAAGCGCACGTTCACGCGTGTGTGGGTAGGCAGATCGGACGGCATGCCTACGCCGTGCCAGCCGTACCATTGGCCAGCAACGGTTAGCTGCAGCGCTCCGGCGTTGATGAACTGCGGCCACTCGGCGAAGCCGGCCAGCTGCTGCCAGTCCTCCGCCGTGGACTTGCCGCGGGTGGTGATCAACGCCACGCGGCGCAGAATGCCGCGCAGGGCCATCTGCTCGCCGGAGGCCAGCTCGTCCCAGCCGTCGCCGGCCTCGATGCGCTGGATAAGAGATGAGGCCAGGGTGGTCATAAGTAGGCCGCTGCTCGTAGTGATGGTGTGGATATCTTAGGGTTTGCTGACGGTGATGTCAATTAGTCCTTACGCCAGCAATCGGCGACGTAGCCGGCGGCTTCCAGCGGTAGCCCAGGGCACCAATGCGGCGCGATGCGCATGCGCGCCAGCAGCTGTTCCAGGCGCTGGTGGGCGCGCTCGACCGGCACTTCCATGATCAGTTCATCGTAGACCTCGTGCACAATGTCTTCGACCTTGGCCGCCGACAGCATGATGAGCCAGAACAGATCACGCGACAGGCCTTGCGTCATGTTGTTGGAGAGAATCTTGCGGTCCAGCGTCTCGACATAGCCTTCGGGCTTGTCGTAGATGGCGATGGGCGCACTGGCGCCCGGGTCCAGATACAGGCGCGCGTTGTGGTAGGAAATGGCGCGGCCGCTGGGCAGCTCCATGCGTAGAGCACGCGCGTCGCGTACGAACACCACTTCGCTGCACCAGCCGCGACCCACAGGCACTTTCACGCGCCGGCCGGGCTGGTCCAGGGCGATCAGCACGGCGTACTCCAGCACGGCCCACCAGCGCTCGAAGGCGGGGCGGGCCTCGCGCCACTTCCACACAATGTCGCTCACCACCTCCGGCTCCAGGTGCACGCCGTAGTTGGCTGCCATCGACACGAAGGCGCCATCGCCGCCGCCGAAGGTCAGGCTCAGGTCGCCAACTTTGCCGATCTGGCGCTGGTCCTTGGTGACGGCCTCGTACTCCACCCCAAACATCGGCATGGCGGCGACCTTGTAGCTATCGATGCCCTTTTCGAAGTTGGACAGCTTTTCCTCGTCATTGGCCAGCCAGGACGCCATGTGCGCCTCGATACCCGACAGGTCCGCACCCACCAGCGTATGACCTGGCTTCACAGCGCGGAATAGCGCGCGCTGTGCATCGGCCAGAGCGGCCAGCACGGGGCCGACCTCAGGCGAGGACAGAAACGCCAGGTCGTGCCGCTTGGCGGCTTCCAGGTAGGCTTCACACTGCTCGGAGGTGTGGCCGGGACGTGGCCGGGCCACATTAAGCAGCTGCACGCCGCCACAGCCGCGTGCCGTGGTGCGGCCGGACAGGGCGCCGTGGTAGATCGTCGCGTGCCGCATGCGCGGGCCGTCGGCAGTGACCGTATGGGCGCGCAGAATCGCCTTGGCTTTCTTCGGGGCGCGGGAGGCATCCAAGCGCAGGGCCAGCACCTCGCGTAGCGCCTGGGGCAGCTCAGGGCGCGCCACGATGGTTTTCAGCGTCTCGCGGCCGGCGTCGTCCATGTCCTCACCCATGGTGGCCGCATAGTCCTTGATCTTGGCCACCTCGGTCACTGACAGCACGCCGCCTTGCGTGGCTACTGCCAGGTCGTAGTTGAGTTGGGCCTCGGCGAAGACGGTCAGGTCTTCCATTGCCTGAGCGCCTTCCACGTCGCAACCGAAGCCGCGGTCGCTGACCTGCATGTGCAGCTCGAAGAATTGCTGCTCCAGCGCCGGCAACGGCACCAGGGCGTACCACAAGCCGAACATGGCGTCGGTATCGGTCAGGGCGTACTTGTAGAGGCGCGCGTACTCGGCCGGGTGCGTCTGCGGCGTGTATTCCGGATGCGCCGCCAGCAGCAACATGATCGGCTTGGCTTCGGTGTCTTTCTGGACGGCTAGGCCCATGGCCTCGCAGGCGCCTTCCAGCGAGCCCGGCAAGCCGTTGTAGCGCGCGCGCGCGGCGCTACAGCGCACCTGCGACACCTGCAGTTCGGGCAGGTTGGTATAGCGCGGATCACGCCGCAGCACGCGATTCCAGATGTGGAAATCGAACGGCGCGTTGTGGGCGACGAAGGCGCCACCGGCCGCCAGATGCTGCACGATGCGCGCCGGCACGGGCTGCCCCGTTTCCCATAGCTCAGCCGCGGGCATGTCCGGAAAACGCCACGTGAAGCACGTGGCGCGCGTGGTGGGATCGTCCAGATAGCGGGCGAGTCCGACTTCGGCCAGATCGGCGTTGGACGCAGTTTCTTTGTCGATGAACAGCAAGCTTTCGGTATTGTTAGTCATTCTTTAAGCTTACCTCATCTTCGGCCGGAATCAAGCCCAGAAACCGGGCAAGCTTCTGGCCGCCCTGGGCCGCCTGCTTGCAGTGCGTCGGCGTAATGCCGTAGGTCACGACGTGCGTGCGCTCGCCGTCCCACGCCAACACGATCACCTGCTTGCAGGACTGTTCGTGCGCGAAGCGCTTCGCTGCGGTGATAGGGATGCGCTTAGGCATGGTCGGATACCGCGGCTAGCTCGTCTTCGAACAGCCAGGACGCGAGTGCCGTACAACTCCAGCGCACCTTATACACGCAACGCAAGCCACCAAGCTCCCACGGCTGAGTCTTGCGGCTGTCGATGATCGTGCCTTGCTGACCGCTGCTGATCTCGACCACATGCGTGTTGAGCGCGAATTTAAAGCCCGAATAAGCCTCGTCAGAACCGTGGGTCATAGCGAAAACTCCTTAGATTACCCTCATGGATGAATCGACATTCGGTTAAGAACACCCTGCCATCTTCGAACTTTGTAAGGGTAATGTCAACCGGGGACGGGATCAGTTCGCGCTGCAGCACCACGCGATAGGCCTCGCCGGGCACATTGCGTCCGGTGGCGGCCTGGAAGTATTTGCGGGCCTGGGCGTAGAACTTCGGATCGGCCTGCGTGCGGTCGAAGTCCAGGCGTAATCCATAGGCGCCGAAGTCGGTCACGAACTGGAAATTGAGCACGCTGTTGCCTTCAGGCGTCACTGACATGTCGCGCACCTCCAGCTGCCGCGTCAACTTGCAAGCCTCATCCTTCAGCACGACTGAATCTTCGTCGTGCAG